TTGGTTCTAAAGGCCAAGGTCTTTTTCAAATCGCTGAAAATTGTGGCATACTCAAATATAGACTTCTCGAAAAAGGTTATACATATAATACCGTTGTACCAAGCGTTGTTAAAAAAGGTGCTACAGGTAAAGGTAACGCAGACAAAGACATGATGTATGAGGCATTTGTGAGAGATACTAATATTGATTTGAAGAAAATATTTGATACAGATAAAGTTGGTAATCCTATATCAGATATTGCAGATAGTTATTTTATACAAAAGGTTGGTTATGATAATTTATTGTGCAGCTGATAGAAAATATTTTGATTTATATTTTGACTTGTGGGAAAAACAAACAAGTAAAATCTATCCTGAATTAAAAAGACATATAGCATTACATAATCCTACAGATAAACAAAAACAAAAGTGTTATGATAATAGTATTGACTTTAATGATATTACAGAATGGTTTCCAGAAAATCCTACTAAAAATCATTTTTACTTATTGCGTTGGTTATATTTACCTTATCTCTATCAACAAAACATTTTAGAAACACAAATCAATTGTTTGCCTGTAAAAGAAATGAATTTACCTACAAAAATAGAAGTTGACCAATGGCGAATATCAAGGCCAAAAAGAGGTAGTCTTGGTGGTGTATCAGCAGCTATATTTACACCAGAAGCTGCAAGAAAAGTTGTAGACCAAGCAATATTAATGTTAAAAAATCCACCCGAATCCGACCACCCTATGAATATGTGGCAGATAGAAAACTTAACTCAAAAACAAGAAAAGTGCGAACATCAAATTAAAGAAAAAGATTTGTTACCAGAAGCAGTTTTACCAGACTATACATATTGGATAACAGCTAGAACATCTAACACATGGTCGCATGAAAAAAAATTAGAGGCATTAAGAAAATTTATATGAAATTAACAGTTATACTACCATCAGCAGGTAAAGGCACAAGATTAAATCTACCCTATCCCAAAGAGATATTAAGATTAGATAATGACAATGCTTTAATTGACAATTGTTTTAATTTTTTCAAAGATTATGGTAGAAACCAAGTAGAGTTTGTTGTAGTTATAAATGAAGACAAGACAGATTTAATTAAATATCTTTCAAAGTATAAAGACAGATATAATATATCATTTTGTTTTCAAAACCCTAGTGAAAAAGAATATACAGGTGCAATCAAAAGTGCCTATCATTTATTTGGTGAACATAATATAGTATTATTACCAGATACATTGATGAAGTTACAGCCAGGTAAAGATTTATATACTTTAGTTACAGAGGCATTAGAAGAAACTGGTTTTAGTTTTTTAATTAAGAAAGAAGATAGTAAAGAAGTTTTAAAAACAAAAGGTGCAATCTATGTAAATGAAGAAGGTAATGTAGTTGAATATGAAGATAAACCAACAGACAGAGTTGATTATTACAATTCTTTTTGGTGTGCCTTTGCATTTAGAAGAAGAAACTTTTATGAGTGTATAAATTTTATGGAAAAATCTACACTTAAACAGAAACACACACAAAACGAAATCACACAAACACCATTATTTGGTAGTAAAGTAATTGAAGTTGCAAACTATATTGATTTAGGTACATGGCCTGAAATTAGGAGATTATTGATAGATTATGAAAAAGATAATAACTGATTGTGATGGTGTTCTTTTAGATTGGGCATTTGCTTTTGATGTCTGGATGAGAGAGCAAGGTTACTTTAGATTACCAAATACTGACAACCACTTTCATCAATCTAAACGATACGGTATACCCGAAGAAGAGGCATTAGAAAAGGTGCATGAGTTTAATCAAACAGGTGCATTAGGTTTTATACCAGCATTTAAAGATAGTGTAGAGTATGTAACAAGACTAGCAAGAGAAGGTTGGCGTTTTGATGTTGTTACTATGATAGGTAAAGATAAGTATGCTCACAGATTAAGAAAAATAAATTTACAACATCTATTTGGAGATGTGTTTGATGAAATATATTGTGCTGGTGATTTTACAAAACCAAAAAAAGAAATATTAAAACCATATGCAGATACTAATTATATATGGATAGAAGATAGACTAGACTATGCAAAAGACGGACAAGAGGTCGGTTTAGATACCATAGTTATGGATTGGCCATACAACCGTGAGGGTTGGGAAGGCAAACGAGTGAAGAGTTGGAGGGAAATTTATGACTACGCCACACATAGAAGCTAAAAAAGGAGATTACTCCGATATTGTATTGTTGCCTGGTGACCCATTAAGAGCAAAATGGATTGCTGATACATACTTAGAAGATGTAAAACAAGTTAATGGTGTTAGAAACTGTTTAGGTTTTACTGGTTACATAAACTGGAACGACAGTAAAAGAAGAATATCTGTACAAGGGGGTGGTATGGGTATGGCTTCAAATGCCATTTACATACACGAACTTTACAATATGTATGATGTTCAAACTATCATTAGAGTAGGTAGTTGTGGTGGTATTCACAAAGATTTGAATGTTGGTGATGTGGTTGTAGCTACGACAGCACATACAGATAGTGCTATGACAAAGAATTTTATAGATGGTACATTTTGTCCATCAGCAACTGAACATTTATTAAGAACTTATATGACATTATACTCATCTATTGCAACAGCAGGTCCTATTATGTCTAGTGATTGGTTTTATAATCCAAATGAAACATGGTGGAAAGAACAACAAAAATTAGGTACACTTGCAGTTGAAATGGAAACACACATTTTATATGCTCTAGCAAATAAATTTAATAAAGAGGCTTTATCAGTATGCACGGTTGCAGACCATTTTGAAAAACCATTTGATAATATGGACTCTTATAAAAGGCAAACAAGTTTTACAAGAATGGTAGAAACTGTGTTTGATTTAACAGTATGTTAGTATTTGTAACACCGAAATTAGATGATACTAGAATACCTTACTCATACAGAGCAAGGGCAACAATACCATCAAGTCAAATAAAAGATAGTAAAGTTACAGATGATATAACTTCAGTAAAACCTGATGATATTGTAGTATTAGGTAAGAAACATAGTAAAGAAGATGCTGAATATTGTATCTCAAAAGAGATTAATTATATTGTAGATATTGCTGATGATAAGTTTGACCAGTTTAAACATTGGCGATTTACAATACCTAATGCTAATGCAGTTACAACTACTTGTCATAGATTAAGAGAGGTGATACAAGAAGAAACCGGTTCAAATTCTTATGTCATACCTGACCCAACAGAGAGGCCTAGAGGAGAACCTAGGTTTGAAGTAAAAGATGTTATGAACGCATTTTATTATGGTTCAGATGGCAACTATTCTAAATTGATGTGGCCTGAAATTAATGATGTTTTAAACAAAATTAAAACAACAGAAATTAAAATAATGACAAATAAACCCGAACATCCACCTAAGAAAAATAAACTAACAAAAAAATATGGTGGTTGGTGGTTAATGCCTGAAAGAAGAAAACAATTACAAAATATAGGTATGAGACAATATGAAAGTTTAATACCTTGGAACTTTGATGAACAAGGTAAATTAATTGAACAATCTGATTTTGTGGTATTACCAGTTACGGATGATAGACACTCTCAATGTAAAGGCAACAATAGACCCATTGACGCTTTACAACAAGGTAGAATTGTGTTAACAAATCCTGGTATACCAAGTTATGATGATTTGATTGAGTGTCTTTTTATTGGTAATTTTTATGAAACATATAAGGTTATGATTGAAAATCCTAGTTTAGTATTAGCTAAAATAAGAAATGGACAAAGTTTAATTGACCAACATTATACACCTGGGGCTGTTGGTAAGAAATGGGAGCAAGTTTATGAAATTGTTAAGCGTAACGACATATAACAATAAATTATATAAAGAGTATGCTCATAGGTTTGAAAAGACTTATAATTGGGACTTTCCTTATACTGTTTATAATGAAGATGACGGAATGATGGAAGCAATACCAGATTGTAAGGCATTTGTAGAAAGAAATAAAAATAAGTTTGAAGGTAAAGATTTTTTAAAAGACTACTGGCAAGACGGTGTTAGATTTTGTTATAAGGTATATGCATATACACATGCTATAATGAATTTTCAAGATTTAGACGGTATTATAGGCATTGACGCTGATAGTGTATTTTACAAAAAGATTGACGCTGATTGGATTAAAAAACATATTCACAGAGATGATTGTATGATGTCATATCTAGGTAGAGGTCATCATTATAGTGAATGTGGTTTTTTATATTTTAATATGCGACATCCTGACACGCAAGCTTATGCTAGTAGAATGAAACAAATGTATGATAGTGATAACATATATAACTTAAAGGAACAACATGATAGTTTTATATGGGATTATGTGAGAAAAGAATTTGAAAACCGAGGTGTAAAGAATTTTAATATAGGAGATGGCCAGAGAGGTCATGTTCAAGCAAGGTCAATACTAGGAACAGTTTATGACCACACAAAAGGACCAAGAAGAAAGGCGGCTGGCAAATCAGCTGAGTTTAGAGGATGATTAATATTTTTATAGGATACGATAACAAAGAGCGAGTGGCATACAATGTATTATCACATAGTATAATTCAAAATAGTACGAAACCTGTGGCTATAACACCTATTGCATTGAACAATTTAAAAGATGATTTTGTCAGAGAAAGAAATAATTTGTCTAGTACAGAGTTTTCATTTAGTAGGTTTATGATACCACACCTTATGAATTATCAAGGGTGGGCATTGTTTATGGATTGTGATATGTTAATGTTTGAAGATGTTGCTGAACTATGGCGAATGAGAGATGATAGTAAAGCTATTCAAGTTTGTAAACATGATTATGTACCAAAAGAAAAAACAAAGTTTTTAGGTCAAACACAAACGGCATATCCAAAAAAGAATTGGTCTAGTTTTATGTTAATGAACTGTAAAAAATGTTCAACACTAACACCAGATTATGTAAACAGAGCAAGTGGTTTAGAGTTACATCAATTTAAATGGCTTGAAAGTGAAGACTTAATTGGTGATTTACCATTAGAGTGGAACTGGTTAGTAGGTGAATATGAACATAAAGATGATGTAAAGAATGTTCACTATACAAAAGGTGGTCCTTGGTTTGAAGAGTATAGAGAATGTGATTACTCAAAAGATTGG